CCAAACTGCTGGAGGTGAATAACATCAAGAGTGACCAGATCCTCTGGAAGTTGGACAACGCGCAGAAGAAGAAATTTCTGGCCACCATTGGTGCGCTGGAAGGTTGGACCGAGGGTAAGGTAACCCAGTACGCCTCCGAGGAAGCCTGGAAGGCCGCTAACAAGGCTCCGGTAGCGCCCAAGACAACCACGCACGAGGCCGCAAAGAAGCCCGCAGCGACCCCTGTGAAGCGTAAAGTAAAGGCCTGGTACGAGTGATCTTTGATTTTGATCCGACCGGTCGTGGAGGCGATGATGATCTCGTCGCCTCCATTGTTTCATTTGATAATGAGCGCGACACCATCATCCTGAAGTATAACTCCGGCAAGACGGTGATCCGCAAGGGCGGCACTATCGCCTGGAGACACAACAATCCCGGCAACCTGAAGTACGGCCCCTTTGCGCAAGGCATGGGTGCTCTAGGTGCGGGCGAAGGCAAGCACGCAGTGTTCCCTTCCTACCTCTCCGGTAAGCGGGCCATGACGCAGCTGATCTTCAAGAACAAGTTCTATGACAAGACCATCCAAGAGATGATCGATATCTATGCGCCCGAAAGCGATGGCAACGACCCAATCGCCTACGGCAATTATGTTGCTAGCAAGACCGGCGTACATCCCTCGACCGCACTGTGCGAGCTCAATACAGAGCAGGCAGTCAAGATGATTGAGGCCATGTGCGCCATGGAAGGCTACAAAGCTGGAGAAGAAATTATAGTATGATTCCTGTGATCAATTCGGTCAGCCTCAGCAGCAATGTTGAGAGCCTGGTCAGCAATTACAACCTCAGCTACATGGACGCGGTGATCCACTACTGCGAGCTCGCCAATGTTGAGATCGAAATGGCAGCCCAACTGATCCCTAACACCTCGGCACTCTACTCCAAGATTGAGCTGGAGGCCGAAGGCCTGAACTTCCTACCGAAGATTTCAAGACTACCCATTTGAAAGTCGCCCTGTTTACGGCTGCCGATGCGGACTTCTTTCCGCTGTTGGAAGGTATGCTCGCCTCGCTGCGTATCCAGCTGGCGCACGGAATACGTCGGGTCGACAGCATTGAGCTGATCCTGTTTGATGACGGCCTAACCGCTGAGCAGCGCAATTCCTTGCCCAAGGACATTCAGATCATCGATACGAAAGATCATGGGCTTGGTCGCTACTACTCGAACTATGTCGGCGGTTCCACCACTTCAACCTTCTTTTCGTTGGCCATTCGGCCGTATCTGTTTAAGTTCGCCGGTAAGGCAGATGTCTGCCTTTGGGTGGACGCGGACGTGTGGTTCCAGGATGGGAAGGCGCTGGAAGACCTGATTTGGGGTACTCGACACGGAGAGCTAGTGGGCGTTCCGGAAACTGGGCGCATTGCTTCCTACGCTTATGCGCATCGCTCCCAGGTGTTTATGACGGACCTGTTCACCTACTTCGGTGAGGGTGCGATGGGCTTCGCGCGCTTCCCGGTCATCAATGGTGGCCTATTCGCCATCAGAACAGTTTCGAAGGTCTGGGAGCTCTGGCAACAGAACCTCGATCGCGCCATGCGCCGCACCTCCCCGGAAGGCCAGATGAAGTTCGGCATGGATCAGGTTTCACTGAACTACACGGTCTACCATTACGACATGCCTTGGGTCAGCCTGCCGGATACTCACAACTTCACCCTGCTACCGGCGATTGTTGATGGGGTGCTGTGCTTCCCGTTCTACCCGTTCGAGAAGATACACGCGATCCACCTGATCGGAACCTCCAAGTGGGGCGAGCGCTCTATACACATTCGTAACCAGGACGGTGATATAATTGACACCGTCTCCACGTTCCTCGATTATAAGTCCATCAGCAAGCTGTTAAAATGAACGCCTACGATTGCTATCGTGAATACGTAGCACTCAAGAGCCACTTCAAGAACAACTCCTACGATTACTTCCGCTACGGTGGCAAGACCAACGTCAAGCCTACCACCTTTGAACAGCGGAATGACAAGGCGTTCTTCTTCAAGCTGGCCAAGCACAAGCAGCCGCGCGAGTTCATCCTGGCCAATCTGGTCTATGATGACTTCTGGATTGGCGACATCGTGCTCAACGAACAGGCACAGAAGAACTACAAGGCCTGGCAGAAGCGTAAGGAGTCGCTCGGCTACATCTTCAAGACCGAGCTCGGCAAACTGAACCCCGACTTCAATGCCAATTTCGTAGTGCCGCCCGGCGAACATCCCATCATCATCCGGTTGTACCTAGAGCAGCAGATCTGCCTTGAGACCCTGGTGATCCTGGTTGATATCGCGCGCTGCTCCAGTTACTGGCGCAAGCAGATGAACGACATTGTTTGGCAGATGTTGGAGAAGCGCATCCGGAAATACAAACCCTTTCTCACGTACGAAAAGGCCAAATTCAAGAAAATTGTTATCGAAATGTTTAGGAAATAGGAGTATAGTAGCTAAATAAGACTGATAAGAAGTCATACTGACCAATACGAATCATACTAGCAATATTAAGGAGTTAAATGCACGATTTTAAGTCACTAAAGAAGTCATCTTCGGCTGCTCTTCAGAAGCTCCAGGTGGAGCTTGACAAACTCGGTTCCTTCCACAAAAACAACGACGACCGCATCTGGTATCCTTCCACGGATAAAGCAGGTAACGGCTCGGCGTTGATCCGCTTCCTCCCGGCACCCAAGGGTGAGGATGTGCCGTTTGTGCGCATCTGGTCCCATTCGTTCAAGGGACCGACCGGAGTGTGGTACATCGAGAACTGCCTGAGCACCATCGGTGGCGAAGACCCTGTGATGAAGCTGAACAACAAGCTTTGGAACGAGGGCAATGAGGATCAGGCTCGCGCGCAGAAGCGTAAGCAGACCTTCATCTCTAACATCCTGGTCATCAAGGACCCGCAGAACCCGGCCAATGAGGGCAAGGTCTTCCTGTACAAGTTTGGCAAGAAGATTTTCGACAAGGTGAACGACATGATGCATCCGACTGAGTTGGATGACCGTGGCGCCATCAACCCGTTTGATCCGTGGGGCGGTGCGAACTTCAAGGTGATCGTCCGTCAGGTTGACGGCTATCGGAACTACGACAAGTCGGAGTTCGTGAGCCCATCATCCCTCGGCGACGACGCTCGGATCGAGGAAATCTGGAACCAGGAGCACTCGCTCCAGGCGTTCCTGGCTCCCGACCAGTTCAAGAGCTACGCGGAGCTTCAGTCTAAGCTCGAGCGCGCTCTGGGAGCCTCCGTTGACGGAAACGTCACCGGTGGGGCAAGCAAGGCCAAGAGAGCCGAGTTGCCGATTGATGACGAGATACCCTTCCAGGACGCTCCGAAGGCCCCAGTGGCCGCCGGAAAGGCTCCTAAAGGGACCAAGGCAAAGGAAGAGGACTCGCTTGAGTTCTTCCAGAGCCTGGTTGATGAAGACGAAGAGTGAGGATCAAGGGCCGGAAACGGCCCTTTTTCTTTGTTGCCACCAGCGATCGTCCTCTCGACCACGCACCATATTGCAGCTGGCGCAAGCCATGACGATGTAAAGGTTTTGATCGCTGGTGGCCTTGCGTACTGGGTCCTTGCGATGATAGAGGTGATCTTTGGTGGCCATCCGGGGAAACCAGCCCGCGCTCTTAGAGTTGCGCAGCGAGACCAGCTGGGTCTCTTCTTCGCACCAATAGCAAATACCCTCCTGGTCCAGCCAAAGCCGGGTCAAGAGGGTCTTGTTGCGTCGCCACCTTTTACTACGAGTACTCATTAGCTCCGTACAACGGATAGAGCAGATTGAACGGCAGGCTGTGCGCCACCGCATTGAGCTCAGTCTGCGAATTACTCAGCTGGGTGAAGAGCTGCGTCAACTCCTGCGCTACCTTGATATTGCCAGCCCGCTTCATCGCGTGTGCCAGCTCTTGTAGCTGCTTGACGACGAGACCGATACGACCAGCCTCTGTCTGTATTGCCGCCCGTTGAATTTGTGGTGCGTGTCCCAGTGTTGCCATAGCGTGATATTGCGCCCCCGAATTTGTCAGCAGCCCGATCCGCTGACTCAAACGCACTAAACTTGGTCGCTCGGGCAGCGGTCTGGCGCCAAATGCCCTGCCCGGAGCGCAATTCTAGGTAGACGATACTGCGCCACTTTCCGTATTTCTTGATGACATACATGTTCCCTTCCCCTGGTATTCGTCCTCGAGGAGCTTCACAATGGCCGCCAAGGCCAGAGCCTTGGAGGTCGCCATCTCGATGTACTTACCGCCGACATACACCGGCCAATACTGGCGCGTGGC